ATTCCCGTATATCGGGCTGAGAAGGCACTGAAGTTTATGACACCCCGTGTGGGTATCAGAGTGGCAGAGACCGTCGGTACGCTGACTGGTGACATGCAGTTCGGACCTTATAACGAGGACCGTGAGGATAACCAGGACGTGAAGATCACGCCACGCACCCTCTTCACATATCTGGGTAGCGTCGTGAAGAACTTCCGTCCCAACACCATCGTTCAGAGCATCTGGGGTCCCTCAGTGCTGCACGGTGAGGGTATGAAGAATACCGAACTGGCCCGCATGGTGCTTACCATGCTCACCCGCCAGATGGGTGACCATCTCTATAAGGAGCTCTTTACCGCCGTGCGTAACGCCAATGGCGATACCACGCACGATCTCTTCAACGGCTTTGACACCATTGCAAAGACCGAGATGACCGCCATCGAGGCTAACGTAGCTCAGGGCATCGAGGCAAAGCCTGCTGCTATCACCACCGCTCTTGGCAACAAGGTGGTCATTGAGGCCATCACCAAGAACAATGCCTATGATGTGCTTCGCGCCATCTGTAAGGCAGCCAACGAGCACCTCATGGATGAGGAAGAGCTTCTGCTTTTCTGCCCGAAGCACGTCGTTTGGGACTATGAGGAGGATTACAAGACCACCACTGGCGGTACTGCGTACAACCGCGAGTTCCACAAGTACGTCATCGAGGGCTTCGAGAACGTCACCTTCGTTCCGCTGTCATGTAAGAACGGCTCACCGTTCCTGCAGCTGACCACCAAGCGCAACATGCTCTATGGTGTCGACCAAATCTCTGATAAGGAGAATGTCGAGGTGGCACGCTTCAAGGCATTCGTGCTCCAGTTCATCGCCACGATGTTCTTCGGCGTACAGTACGAGAGCATCGACAAGGAACGTATCCTCTTTGCTACCATCGATGGCACTACCGCCATCTGATGAATAAGGTATCAGGGGTTGGCGGCTAAGGATTAAAAGCGTCGGGGCTGCCGCCCCACTTTCATTCACATCAAAAAACGAAAGAAAATGCCACAAGATTGTTCAAACGAGAAAACCCTGCTGCAGGATGTCAAGTTCTGCCAGGGTAAGAAGTCGCTTCCTGGTACAAAGAAGCGCGTATATTTGGCTGACATCCGTAATATCGTGAAGTTCCCGAAACTGGCAGACCGCTCAGCAGAGGGCGCTAAGCTCTCAGATGTCGCAACATATCCCGCTACTATCGCGTCCGGAGAAACCAATGTTGCCAACGGCTTCGTGATGGCTCAGGGAAAATGTTTTATTCAGGTGGACATTATTAACAATAATGGCCAACTGACATGTGAACCTCAGGGAACCTTCGGTTCGAAAACATACAAGAACACCTATAAAGGTAATGCTCCTGGTACAGAAGAGGAAGTAACAGGCTTGATTGCCGAACTTCTCAATGCTGAGGTTATTGCCGTGGTTCCTACCCGCACAGGTAAGTTCCGCGTAGTCGGTTCTGATGAGTTCCCTGCAGAGGTGAACCCCAATCAGGACACCGGCCAGGCTCTCACAGACACCAACCAGACGGCCCTTGAAATCGTTGCCGATGATGAGATGCCCGCTCCCTTCTATTACGGAAAACTTCCTGTATCAGATGGTGAGTTAGACTGCACAACTGGTGAGGTTACTGAAAAACCATAGAGCCTCATTTTCTCTATTCATACGAATTAATAAATAAAAAACCGGAGGCGGGATGCGGCAAGGTTGCCTCGTTCCGCCTTTTTAATTAGAAAAATATGAAGGGTATAGACAAACTTTTTCGAGCCAGAGTAGAAGAATGGCTCTCCAAGAAAAAGCACACTGAAGCCGAACTGGCAGACGGTGCAATGATGGTGCTGCAGTGCAACCGCAACCGCGCCATGTACAACACCATGATGCGAAAGCCTTCTCACTATGAGGAGAAAATGGTCTATGAACTGAAGAAACACCTGGCCTATCTTCAGAATGACATGAACCTTGAGGATGTGAAGAATCTAGAGAAACAAATCCTCCCTGTCATCGGCAAGGCCATCGCTGACACCGAGGAGGCCACTGATAAGGCTGCAGCAGCCCTCGGTGAGATTCCAGAGGATAGTTTCCTCCCTGCTCCGGCACTCTCTTCTGAGGAGCCATACAAGCAGACGGATGCCATCGTCGCACGCGGCAAGCGTACCGACCATGACACCCTTCCTGAAACCATCCGTGCCATCTGGGATAAGAACGCAGAGCGCTATAAGAAAATGAAGCAGGCACACGAGACCTGTAAGACCCTCACAGCAGCCTGCGACCGCTATGAGTTCACATCGGCCATTGCCGAACTGTGGGATGCCTATAAGAAAGACTTCGATACCTACGACCACTATGTGCTCGTTGACATCAATGAGGAAGCTGGTACTCAGACTCCTACAGCCGATGATGTACAACTGTCTGCACAGGACATCAAGGATATCAAGGCAGCTCGCCCATACATCTCCAAGAACATGCCCAAGTTGCTTGCCCTGGTTGCTGCAGCCAAGCAGGAAGGATTCAACGATGCACAGGCTAAGGAGCTGGAGAGTTTGCGCGACCGCATACAGCAGCGCGTCGACGTGCTGATCCGCACGAAACAGGTCATCACGGATGAACTCCGCCAGCAGCTGACGGAGGCTGATATCAAACTCGAGATTTCTGATTCAGATGGGCAGGGGCAGGAACATAGCGACGATACTCCAGCCACTGAATAAGTGCGCCTCTCAGTGCTATCTGGGTACTGGACTTCATACGCTCGGTCTCTTGAACTGGATTCTTCAGCAGACCGGGCGTGCTGATGTATATGTCAGCACCTTCAGCACCAGCGAGGCTTTCCTGAATGGCTTCTACAACCTCCGTAAGAAGAAACTCATTGGTCACAGCGTACTGTTAGCTGACCTGAAGGCCTCTAAGAAAACGCTGCATCTTTACCGTCTGATGCAGTCGTGCTTTGATTCCGTATATCTGGGGATGAACCACTCGAAGATCGTACTCGTGCAGAATGACACACACCTGGTGTCTGTCATTTCCTCACAGAACCAGACATACGGCGACCGTGCGGAATGTACCATGGTCACAACTGACCAGATGGCATTCTATGACCTCTACAGCGGATTGCGCGATATCGTGGATAAAAACTCAATACAACTCAATGGACTATTCAACAGAATTACTGAAAGAGATAACCAGGTGCGCGAGAACACTAATGACCCCATCGATGGTGTCTTTCCGTTTGGGTATTGATGAAGTGCAGCTTCATGACGATATCAACACCCTCGGGCATCCTGCCCGACGTGCCTACTACTCAGGACTGGAAGAGACAGATAAGGAACTGCGCCAGCAGCAGCTGGACCTGATGCGTGCCGGCAGCCCGTCAGCCATCACTGACTGTCAGCAGCGCATCGAACGCATCCTGAATGAAATAACCGTCTAAAAACAGATGCTATGCCACTGCCTACCAACCTCGATGATTATACAAAGTACATCGTAAAGAGCGATGAAGAACTCCTCGAAGAACGAGTGAGTCCTACCATTATCCAGCGGCTTCACCGCCTGCGTGGACTGTACGCCTATTGGCTCCAGTTCCCGGATAAGTTCGAGCGCGATATCATGCAGCAGGATATGGCACTCTTCAATGTGGGCAGGGCACAGGCTTACGATGACGTGCGCCTGGTGCAGATCATCCTGGGCAACATGCAGCAGGCAAGCCGTAACTTCATGCGGTGGAAGATCAACCAGGATCTGGAACAAGACCTGAAGGCAGCACGCCGTGCCGGAGAGCACAAGGCCGTAGCCGCCATCGAGAAGGTACGTGTGCTGAATAACCGCACCGATAAGGAGGATGAGCCGGATACGAACTACGACCGCATCCCGCTCTTTGGTGTCGTGTTTACCAGCAATCCCGCTGCGCTTAAGATTCCAGGCTATGACAATGAGGCCTCACTGCGTAAGGATATCCTCACGATGAACAAACGCTATAACCGCGAGATAGAAAAAGAGAAGGATTATACCGAATACGAAGAGGTGGAAGAGGATGGAACAGCAGGAACCGATATTTGAGCAGTACCTGAACGACGGCCAGGCATACATGCTGATGATGATGCCGCGCGACCTCGTTGCCGAATGCGGACGTGGCTTCGGCAAGGGTCTCGTGCAGGCAGGTCGCATCCTTACCGCTGCACAGCAGATGGAAGGATCCTGCGGCGCTGCCGTCTGTCCGTCCGTGAAACGTGGCCTGACAAACATCGTTCCCTCATGGATGATACACTGGGAGAACTGGGGCCTGCGGCGCGACCGCCACTATATCGTCGGTAAAAAGCCATGGAAAGCCCTCGGATGGAAGAAACCTATCTTCGAGCCTGCCAACTGGGAGAATACCATTGCATTCTACAATGGCTCCATCATCAACCTGGTCAGTCAGGACCGAAGCGGTACCAGTAACTCACTGTCTCTCGACTTCGTGGTTCTGGATGAAGCAAAGCTTCTCGACTTCGAGCAGCTGAAAGATGAGACGTTCCAGGCGAACCGTGGCAATCAGATGTATTTCGGCAAGTGCTATATGCATCATGGCATGACCATCACCAGTGATACGGCCATGACCAAGAAAGGATCCTGGTACTTCAGATATGAGGAACAGATGGACTCCGCTCTGGTTCGCGTCATCGAGGGATTGGTCAATCATATCTGGGTACTTAAGCAGAAGCTGAAAAATCACCCTGAACGTGCCATCTACTATGACCGTAAAATCAGAAAAGAGGAAGAGCAGCTGAACTTTTTCCGCTCCAAATGCTTGCTCTACTGTAAATACTCCAGCATTACGAACCTCGCCGTATTGGGGGCTGAATTCGTCAAGCGCATGAAGCGTGAACTGCCTCTGCTTACCTTCATGACGTCCATCATGTGCATCCGTGTGGGTATCTCCCTCGACGGATTCTATGGCGGTATGCGCGAGTCGGTGAACCTCTATACAGCACCGAACAATAAGGTGCTCCAGCTGGAAGCCATCAACAATGAAGGTGGCATTCCGAATGACTGTCGCACCGACGGCGATCTGGAGGCGGACAAACCGATTATCATTGCCTTTGATGCCAACGCGCTCATCAACTGGCTCGTGTGCGGCCAGGTAGGCGATGACGGCAAACTCCGTGTCCTGAAATCGTTCTTTGTCAAATACGACCGCAAACTGGAGGAACTGTGCGAGGACTTCATGGAGTACTACTATTACCATCGCACCCATCGCGTCATCTTCTACTACGATTCCACGTTCTTAGGTCAGGAATATGCGTCGTCAAGGGGGCAGAGCTTCGCCGCGATCATCAAGAGCATGTTCCGTCGTCATCAGTGGGCTGTCCGTGAAAAATATATCGGCAATCCTTGGGACCATATCAAGAAAAACGAGCTGATCAACCGTATGTTCCAGGGACGCGCCCAGCATCAGGTGCTCATCAACCGCGACAACAACCCTGATTTGCTCATCTCCATACAGTCTGCAGGTGTGCGTAACGGAAAGAAGGATAAATCGGGCGAGAAACTCGCAGAGACGGAGGAAGACCGCCTGGAGGCCCGCACCGATGGCTCTGATGCTTTCGACACCCTCTGCATAGGCGTGGAGCGTTATCCTGTGGCTTGGGGTCGTGGTGGTCAGGCGAACGAGTACCCTAACAGTTGAACTGAATCTTTCTTGTTCATGTCCAGAAAGCGTTCTGTGACTCGGATTAAATAATTAAACGTTAATATCACCGGCAGGTCTGCGTCGTGAGACGATGGCCTGTCTTTTTTTATGGTATGGCGCTTTGTGCTGTATGGCATTCCGTGCTTCAATATATATACTGCAAAGCGTGACAACCCATTTGTTCCCTCTCCTGACTTCACCGTCGTACCGAGGATAACATCCGTTCCATCACATTGTCTTCGGGTCTGCCGTTGCTGCTTCTTCGACCATGCAGGTCAGGTCTGCTGCCCATGGGCGTGTCTGCTCTTGGCGCTCTGCCTCTCATGCCTCATTTCTCACTCCTTTCGTTATCCGTGCTGGCGTTGATTTCCATTTCCTGATGCTTGCTCATTATTCCATGCTGCCGCACTACGTTGGCGACGTCTGATTGTTGTCATAACATTTTTCTGAGAACTCTCCAGCGTCAGGGCTGCTTTGATTTTTCCTTTGCAAAGGTAGGGGAAGCCCGTGCCCTGCAAGTACCGGTCGCAAACTCCCTATTTCTTCACAAAATTCCAACACGCTTTCCGCATTTTCTTCTTAACGCCAGGTAGTGGCTAAAGAAAATGTGGTTTTTCAGAATTTTGCTTGAAATTCCTTGCATCCAGGCACTACCACTTCCTACCTGTGTGAAGCAACGTAAAAATTACAAAAGCTCCCAGAGCTTCTAAGTTAAATCTCAAAAAATTAAAGTTATGACAACAATTATTCAGACATCGGCAATCAACTCTCAGTTCGGCTATCGCAGAAACAGAAGAGCAAGCAATATCTACAATGTAGTGATCAACGCTGAGGACGGAAACTATCAGGAGTACGAGATAGAGGCATCATCTGAGGCAGAGGCACATGCCAAGGCAGACAGCATCGCCCAGAGCAGCATGATCGACGTGACCTACATCGAGGTCTACAAAGTAGCTTAACGTTAACCCGATTAGATATATGAGATTATGGAACAGAAGTTATTCATCCTGGTTAAGACCGAGAAGTCCAACAGGTCAGAGAACAATGTATGGGTCGTCAGCACCCGCAGTTACAAAAAGAAGTACTGCAGAAATGCCCTCACGGCACTCAGGTACGCCTTCATCCTTAAGAAGCAGACAGGCAGGGACATCGCCCAAGACGCTTTCGACCGCCTCATTCAAGAGATTAAAATCCGTAAGTCACAAACAATTTCAAAACAAGTACAGTCATGAAAAGAAACAGTTCAACAACAGTCAGCGGTACTGACCGCATCGTCGGACAATTCGCCGACATGATGATCGAGACCATCACCAGCCTCCAGAACGGATGGCGAAAGACATGGATCAGCACCACCGCAAACGGGCGTCCAGTAAACTTCGGCGGACGCGAGTACAACCGATTCAATGAATTCTTCCTTTACCTGCTCTGTGAGGCGAAGAGCTATCAGTATCCGGTCTTCGTCACGATCAACAAGGCCAATGAGCTGGGAGCGTCCGTAAAGAAAGGTGAGAAATCAGCTCCAGTGCTTTTCTGGAAGCTCTACATCAAGGATGCCAACGGACGGAATGTCACTGAGGACGATTACAGGCAAATGTCACATGCTGACCAGCGAGCCTGCGACGTCCACCCTGTACTGAAGTACTACAACGTGTTCAACGTGGAGCAGACGAACCTCGCGGAGGTGCAGCCTGAGAAGCTGAAGAAACTCGTTGAGTCCAAGTTCGCCGTTCCTGAGCTGCGTAGCACGGACGGTATGTACGATAACCCGGAGCTGGATGCCGTCATCGATGAGCAGACATGGGTATGTCCCGTCGCCTGCAAAGAGCAGGACAGGGCTTTCTACTCGCCCGCTACCGACTCCATCACGCTGCCGTTGAAGCAACAGTTCAACCTCGGTGGTTCCGAGGATGATGTTTTCCTCGCTGGGCAGGAGTTCTATTCGACGATGCTGCATGAGATGGCTCACTCCACTGGCAGCAAAAACCGCCTGAACCGCCTTGGAGGCAGTGCTTTCGGCTCTGAGGACTATGCCAAGGAGGAACTCGTGGCAGAACTCACGGCAGCGCTTATAGGCCACAGCCTCGGTTTCAATACGAGGGTTCGCGAGAACAATGCGGCGTATCTCTCCAGTTGGCTGAAAAGCCTTAAAGAGGAGCCTAAGTTCCTGGTCAGCGTACTGTCTGACGTGAGCAAGGCTGCTCAGATGATTGAAAGTTCATTGTTTCACAAGGAGGTGGCTTAGGCTGCCTCCTTTTTTAATCCGCATCGCCATGCTGAAGTACGCATTGTTCGACTACGTTCCGAACCGGAAGCTGAGTAAGGCTTCATTCGAGTTGCAAGATCTGCACCGTATGATCCTTGGATTCAAGGATGGCCGTAACATTTACACACGATGGGCTGCAAGGCTTTTCGCCCGTGCACTGTCAGCAATGGATCTGTCGGATACGGTCATTGTCTGCATACCTGCCAGCACTCGATATTCTAATGTCAGACGCTGGAAACGTTTCTCTGACATCCTCTGCCGGTTGACAGGAGCCATAGACGGCTTCGACCGCATACAGGTAAGCGGTAGCCGCAAGCGGGCTCATATCACTGGTGACTATGAACTGGCTACGAATATCAAGCACTATGTGCATATCGATGCAGAATATTTCCGTGGCCGTAAAGTCCTGGTCATCGATGATATATACACCACAGGGCAGTCGTCAGCTGCATTCATAGCAGCTATGGAATCTGCAGGTGCAACTGTCACCATGGCTATGTTCCTCGCTAAGACAAAAAGGTACAGGGTCTGAAAAGGTCCGTATTTCGGACCCTGTATAATAGGTATTGCGCCTATCGTACCCCGCCCACCCTGGGCCGTGCGCTTTGCTTATGCCCGGTGAACGATAGGCGCAATGGGGCAAAGCCCCGTTTTTCTATGGTCCCACCCTCACTCCCCTGCGCACCTGAACGTTCATAATTCGACACTGTCAGATGAACAGACAGAGTCATTCACGTTCCCCATACAGGACGCGCACACTGCCACCACGCCCCTGCTGCCAGTACCATTGCTCCGCTCCGTTGCGCATGAGATGCCGAGAGAGCCTTATTGGCTGAGATGTGGTGGTTCGCATCGAAGAGAGCATGATATATCATCACGCACACATCGATGACGTGCCAAGGCACCACCGCCACGTCTCAGCCAGGCACACCCGTCATCTGATGCTCCACTATGCTCCACGTAGGTATTGGCTACAGGGGCGGATGGCATAGTGCCACCCTGTATGCACGTATTGCTGCGTGAAGGTGCTTGCCTTGCTGTGTCCTATAGCTGGCCACGACCGCGGATATGGTTCGGCTGACTTGTTCGGCAGCGACACAAGGCGGCAATTGCCATAAGTAAAAAGTCGTTACATATTCCGCTAAGACAAAAAGGGCAATTGCCTCGGGAGCGTAGGGCGGTGGGGGCTGCTGAAGCAGGCGCTTCGCTCGTTTTCCGCGCTCAAACCTCTAAAGTGGGCTTTTTATCGAGGTTTTCGCGCGGGAGATAGTGGAATTTTTGTAAAAAACGACCCAAATTGCCACTCTCCGAGATGACAATTCGGGGCCCAAAGCGGAAAAACGGGGTCACTTGCCTGTCGCCCATGGGCGATTGCCTCCCGTTTTGGTTGAAAAATGAAAAAGTCTGCAGACAGTGCATTTCTTTCGAAAAAAATGCTTACCTTTGCAGCCATGAAGGCAAATAATGAGGAGCTACAGTTTTTCTACAAAGTGAAAGATATCTTTGAGGCCAACGGTTTCGTATGGCGCGAGGACGTCGAGGGCGGTTTTCTTTGGTGTGACCGCGATGACAGAACTGGTCTGGCATGGATGTTCTTTCTTTATGCTGATGCTATTACGTTTATTCTTGGTGTTAATGGGTTCCAAAGAGGAGCTATTTGCATGGATGAAGGTGCCTTTTTCCATCTTTATCAAGAAAGCGGTGGAAAAGGATCATCTGTTCTTGATATGACAAAGGATGATTTGTCTTCAATACTATCACATTACTGGGATATTGTTAGAAACAGGATAAATTCAAAGAAAGAAATATGATAAATAGTAAAACTAATCAAAAGGAATCGCTTCACGAAGCAATTGAAAAATATAATGAAGCTATTTCCGACCAGATGCAGCCCGTTATAATAGCATTTTCTAATTTTTTAAAAAAAATTATACCCAAATATTTTGGCTTATGAAAAAAGTATTTATCATTATGATGATGGCTCTGATAAGAGTCGGTGCTTATGCACAAAATGGTGTTTATTGCAAGCCTTTAATGCATGCAGCAGTATCAGAAGCAAACTACTCCGGAGATATAGTTATTCCGCAGACGGTTGAAATTAGTGGCAATACATACATTGTCACATCAATTTCTGATTATGCATTCAGAGGCTGTAAAGAAGTAACTTCTATTAATATACCTAATACTGTCACAAGCTTTGGTGCTTATGCTATGGCAGGATGCTCATATAAAGAAATCATACTGCCCTCTAGGGTCATGGATATAGGTATAGGTTCTTTGCACACCGAGACACTTGAAAATATTATCGTCAGTGAGGACAATACCTATTTTACTTCAGAAGATGGCATACTTTACAATAAGGAAAAGACTATTCTATATCAATACCCTTGTGCCAAGAAAACTGATATTTGCGTGATACCTGAAGGGGTAAGAAAGTTTGTGTCCAGTTCTTTTTCTGGATTGCAAGCTCAGGAACTCGACTTGCCTTCTACTTTGGAATGGCTTGCAGATTGGAACCTGATGCAGACGCCAAATCTTGTCAAACTCATAGTTAGATCGAAGAAAACTCCTTGGTGTCACAACAGCTTCAATAAGACTCTCTGCGAGAACTGTATATTATTCGTTCCGGATGACGTTATTGAGGATTATAAGAATCATGAGGATTGGGGATCGTTTAAAGATATAAGACCATTAAGCGAAGCATCATCTGTTTCTTCGCCTTCAGCAAATAAAGCAAGGATTAAAGCAGTTTATGGATTGAATGGCAGCAGAAAGGAAAGTGTAACAAAGGGGATTAATATTGTAGTAAAAGAGGGTGGAAAATCTTCGAAAATAATAAAATAATAGCAATTTTACACAAATAATCCCGAATTTCTTTGGAGGTTCGGGATTTTTTTGTACCTTTGCCCTCGGTTCAAAGATAGTGGTAGACCACTCGGCAGGGCGCACGTCAGACGCTCAGCTATAACAGCCGGGCATTTTTTTATGCCATCAGAGTCGTTACTCGTAACATACCTCTACGGCTGCCATCTCGAAAGAAAACGATTGCCCTCTGGGTGAGTCACTATCTTTGAACCACGGGATGTGCAGCCGTTTCTCTGTCTCTGCGCCAGTGCGGTACGCTGGTAGGTTCAAAGATAGTGCAATATGCAACAAACAACAATCAGATTTGACGGAGCGCTGCAGGTGCAGCAGCCCGTCGACGTGATGGCACCGGCACGAAAGGCGGTGAAAGTAGTAAACAAGTGGCTTGACTCAAAGAGCGAGTTCTATAGCCGTATCCTCGGACAGAGCATCAGCTGGCGTAAGGCACTGCGCATCGGTGTGGTTCTGCCCCTTCTCGTAGTGATTGTAGCCATTTGCGTAATTGAAGCACCTGTGGTGGCTGGTACCAGCCTAGCGAGTGCAGGATGGATCGTGTACAGGTTGAACAAGGAAGAGGAGGTGAAGAGTGATGAATAAGATGACACTTACCCCAGAACTGACGGAGGCTCTTTGCAACTTCTGTGGCGATGTGTCCATGATGGAGAACAACGTGGACCTGATCAGCAGCGTGGAGGATCACCTGATTGATGAAGAAACCAACGAGCCCGCCAAGGTGCTCGACACTCTCAAGTCGCTTCGCAACCTGAAGCGTGATATGACAGATATATTGAAGGCAATGAGAAAAGCAGAAGGAGTATGAAAGAGATGAGTGATAAGATGAAAGATAGCGTGAAGAAATGGCTGGAGTCGCTCGATGAACAGGAGCGCTGTCAGGTGGAAGTGCTGGATGCCTACTTCACGTTCCGTACGAACATGCCTGGTGAGGATCCCGGCTTCGGCAAGGCCTCAGAGGAACCGAAGACTACGGAGGATATCATGGATGACCTCACGCCGATGATGACCATGAGCAAGGATGTGGTGGCTGGGTATATGCGTTCCCACGAATACGGCTTTACCACTCTGCCCGACGGAACTGTCAGGTGGGCCATCTGGCGATACATGGATGTAACCGTTCTGACGTGAACATACATTAATAATTTTTGGAAACATTTGTGCCGGTGGTGCGTCGTGATGATGCGTCACCGGTTTTCTCGTTGTATTTTTAGTTTGAAGGATGTCTTTGTACCTTTGCCGAAAAGAAAAGATCGCAATGGAACATGTCAGTCTTTCATCACTCAACGGCAAGATATATTTCACTTCGGGGATGCCCGATGTGACAATACCCGGTACTGACGGAACACCGGAGCTGGTGACTGTCACCTGCGATGGTGAGCAGCTGCTGCAGGAATCGCTCTGGCCAATAAACAATGTCATCACACTTTCAGATCTCGGAGAGCTGATGGAACCGTATGCCAGGAAGCAGCTGGTATGCAGCGTTTCGATATCTGCCGACAGTTCCTCTTCTGCCTGCACCGTCCTCTACGCCATGGTCGATGTGGGCATCAGTGCCCAGGAGTTCTACACCGGCTACTTCCTCTCCATCCTGATGGGGACGAAGATCACCGCAAGCGGACGCCGCGAACTGTTGTGGTACTATGGCAGCGACTTTGCCTCAGTCGTCGCCGAATATGCCGACGGCACAACAGGATCCTTCTCGGCTTCTACTGCCGGAGGCAGCAGCACATATACTTGCATCGATGTGAGCCCCGATAACTTCGTGACCTCAGGAAAGCAGCTGGTGGCATACACCGTTATAGCCGGAAGTCGCAGACAGCGCTTCGAGATGGACTTCTCAGAACCTGACTGTGCGCCTATCCTGGAATTCTACAACTCCTTCGGTGTCTGGGAATATATGTACTGCACGGGCACGCATCATGTGGGTAGCGACTTCAAACGCTCTCAGGCTCGTGTCGGCGGCAAACTCAGGAACTATAAGATTGAGGAAACACGAACCTTCAAAGCTGACACCGGCTTCCTGAATACGGCAATGGCCAACTGGGCAGAAGACCTGTTCCGCTCTGATGAGGTGTATGTGGTTAATGTCGTGAACGGCAGCGTACAGGATGCCAACGGCGGTAAGGAGGTTGTATTGTCCGACTCGAAGTCGGACAGAACCAACGAGGATGACCACATGCCGCGCTTCACCTTCTCGTACCAGTATGCGCAGCGCATCCAAAACGTGCTGCAGATGGACCGCGTCGGACGTATTTTCGACAACACGTTTGACCATACCTTCAACTAGGATGAAAGAGGCTTTACATATCAACGACGTGCTGAAGCTGCTGGATAAGGCAGGCAAGGAGCGTAGGAAAGTCAACGTCAGGGCTTGGAAAAAGGATGGCAACGAGGTTGACTATATCGGATGGCTGCCGCTCACCGGCCACTGGCGAGGTGGCATCCATCGCCTGATGAATCCCCAGAATGGGCAAGTGAGAGCCGTCATTGACGTGCTGATTTATGAGTTTAACGGACATACAGTATATCTATGAACGAAGAGAATAAGCAAGAGATGGTGCCAATAGGGCGCCGACCCGGATGGACACGATACTGCGTTGCCCCTGCAGGCGTGGTAGATATCGCTGAGGAGGGCAGCCCTGCCACAAAGTACCAGGAGAGCCGCGTCATTGTTCAGGATTTCGATGAGAAACTGAATACCACACCCATCACCATCGGCAAGCAGAACTACGAATATGTGCCTTATGGCGATGATGACCAGCTGCCGTTCAAGGTGATGCAGCGCATAGGTGAGAACATGGTGACCTCGCAGTGCCAGCTGTTCAACGTGCAGGCCTGCTACGGTCAGGGCGTGCGCTTCATCGACCGCGACACCCGCGAGGACACACAGGAAGCGGACATCCGCTCCTTCTGCCTCAGGAACTCGCTGCACGAGCTGTTCCTGGAGCAGGCCACGGACATGAAGTTCTTCTTCACCTCCATCACGAAGATCATCCTCTGCCGTGACCATAGCCGGATAGTGAAGGTGCGCCACAAGGAGATGTGCTACTGCCGCTTTGCCCGTCTGGCAGGTAAGAAGCGCTTCGAATATGTGCTGTATGGTGACTGGCGCGACGGTGCTCCAGACCCAAACGATATCGAGGTGCTGCCGATGCTTGACTTCTACGACCCCTTGGGCGACCTGATGGTCCGCATGGGTAAGGAGGCCGACCCCATGACAGGCGAGAAGCGCAAGGCACCGAAGGACGGCACGGACTGCGAATTTGCCATCGTTTGCCGTATGGCTACACCTGGCAGGCAGATCTATTCCAGACCCTACTATTTCTCTGCCTTCCGCGATTCATGGTTTGATATCTACGAGCTGATTGGCATCGGCAAGCGGTTCATGATCCAGAATACATCAGCGCCACGCTTACAGATTGAAGTGCATGATGACTATTGGGATGTTGTCTGTGACAATGATGGTATCACTGATGAAGATGAGCGCAAGGCACGTATCAAGGAGGAAAAGCAGCGTATCATCGACTTTGTATGCGGTCCGAAGAATGCAGGTAAGGCACTCATCAGCGGCTACTACGTTGACCCCTCAGGCAAGGAGCACTCCATGGTTCGTGTCATCAACCTGAACCAGGGAAAGAAAGAGGGTGGCGATTGGGCCGACGACATGCAGGAGGCAGCCAATACCCTGTGCTTTGCTTTCGGTGTACATCCTAATTTAATTGGAGCCACACCAGGAAAGAGTCAGATGAACAATTCGGGCTCAGATAAGCGCGAGCTGTTCACCATGAAGCAGGCTCTTGAAAAGCCGTTCCACGACGTGATGATGAAGCCTTACCACGTCATCCTCCACTATAACGGCTGGAGCAAAAACGTGACTGTCGACGTGCCCATGCTGATGCTCACCACCCTCGATGAGAATAAGGATGCAGAGAAGGTGACTGCTGATGACGGCTCCACAAGGAAGCTGGAGAATATGAAGGATATCCTGAATCACGGATATACCAGTGATGAAATGATTGATTTAATTAAGAGCCTGATCTATGGAGATAACTAAGCAAGAATTTGAAGCGATACTGAGTGTTGCGACGTCCTCCCATGTGGAGGTATATGAGAAGGTGGAGCCACATTTTTCGGCTTCATATGACGAATGCAAGGCTGACGTTCTCGGAGATGTGGGGACGTCAGCCGCTGAGGGAGAGAATAATGAAAAGCTGACTGTGGCCGTGAAGCAATGGGTGGCTATCCATGCATTCCTCGCCGTGTTCCGACAGCTCGACCTGGTACTGACTCCCACCGGCTTCGGCGTGGTCAGTTCCAATCAGATGGCTCCTGCATCTAAGCAGCGTGTGGACGCCCTGATCGGCCATCTTCGTGACAGTGCGCTGCGGGCTCATGGTGAACTCCTCTTCCATCTATGTCATGTGGACGGTTGGGGTGCAACTGACCAGGCTAAAGAGAATATCGATACGCTATTCTACGACTTCAGGATGCTACAGAAGATGCAAGGCCCTGCGGCTTCGCATCTTGAATGGCAGGCTGCACAGCGGCTCATCAGCGAGGCCGACGAAGCACTGCGCCTGAAACTGAGCAACCAGTATATGGACGCACTCCTGAATCATGTGCGCTGCGGCACGGTGACTGTCGATGACAAACCGGTCATCTTCCTGTGCAAGCACATCATCAACCTCTGGATTGCCGGTGATCAGGAGGCCGTCAAACTGAAGATGCGCCGACTGTTGAACATGCTCGACTCTGACTTGGAGAAATATTCCATATATGCTGAACACGGATATCCTGTAAACCATCATGAGACTTTTAAGAACACTCCGGACGCACCGGCCTACATTTTTAGCTGATGGCTCGATAGACCTCTATGCGCCCACTTCATGGCAGAAGATGACACAGCAGCAGCTGCGCTATGTGCTGACTCTGCTGTCATTGTTTGACAACTTGGCAACAGTCAAAACGTATATGCTTATCCGGCTGAGCGGCATACATATCGAAGGCTATACCGTGCGCACTTCACACGATGAGCCGCAGAGCTACCGCTGCTGGTTCCGACCTGCATGGTGGAAGCCTCGCCGCTGGTTCACGCTGCAGGTGTGGCAGGTGCAGAGCTTCATCCGGCAATTCGACTTCATCGATCCGTTCGACGGCATGGATGTGCGGCTGGAGCGCATTCACGGCTGTCGGGCGGTCGACGATATCCTGGACCACTACCCGTTCGGTGACTACCTCCTGGCAGAACAATACTACCAGTTGGCTGTCAGCAGCGGCAAGCCGGAAATGATTGAACGCCTAGCTACGTTCCTGTATTTGAAGCGTAACGGCAAGCATCCTAAGCGACTGTCACTCTCTCCTGCGGAACAGATGGGTACTCTGCGCTGGTTTGCCCACATAAAAAGCGTATTCGCTGAACGTTGGCCGCACTTCTTCAGGAAGGTGGATGCAGATGTCGAAGAGCTGGACATTGACCTGATGGGCGCCATGGACGCACAGATCCGCGCACTTACCGAGGGTGACATCACCAAGGAAGAGACCATTAAGGCCCTTCCCTGCTGGCGTGCACTGACTGAACTGAATGAGAAGGCCCGAGAGGCCAAGGAGTTTCACGAGAAATACGATAAGAAATGATATTCGACGCACTTGAATACTTTAAGACACTGGGTAAAAAGAACCGTCTGTGCAAACAGCATGGCTTCAAGCCAGTATTCTGCTCGGGCCCCGACAGCATCGAGGGTGTGATGCAGGAGTTTCAGAAAACGGCCAATTTTGTGATGATCGATGACACCACTGACGGGAATACGTTCAGTGAAGGCGTCTCTTTCTTTCAACGCCGTGTATATACTGTGTTCATCCTTGCTGCATACCGCTGGGATGACATGGAAGACCGAAAGGCAAAGTTGAATTTGTGCAGGGAGATCTTCAAGCAGTTCGTTCGCCGCATGATCTGGGACAGGGCACAGCTTGAGAATGAGGATAAAGATGATGACTTCACTTTTCTCAATGTCGAGAAGATATATTCCAGGGAGTTCGGACGCTATACCATGAATGGTGTTACCGGTCTCTACTTCATGGTAGAGAACGATGAGCCGGAATCGATGGAATATGAGGATGAACTCCAGATGGAAAGTGAGTGGGATATAGATTAATGTACGACGATGGGAGCACATGCTGAGCGGATGAGGGCGCAGGAGCGCGGCGGCTATGGCCGTGGCAAACTCTATCACTTCACAAAGGAGCAGATAGAGCAATACGAGCGTGGCTGGTCGAGAATGATGATCGATATCTGGAGAGAGAAAATCATCCAGCTGAACATCACCGACTCAGGCGCCCTGCAAGGATCACTCCAGGAACTCGTTTCAACGGGGCATGTGAGCACCATCGAGCACAAGTTCCTGCAATACGGTCTCTTTGTAGCTGCAGGTGTCGGCAAGGGCTTCGCCCATGGTAACGGCGGCAACCTGCTCTTCATGGGCGATAAGTTCCGCGAGGGCAAGCATGAATACGGCGCCCGTCAGGTGGGTGCCGGACTGTCGGAGGAACACATGAGAAGCCCGAAGTTCAAGGAGGTGACCGTGCAGCGTGGCCCGAATGCCGGCAAGCGTGCTGCTCTTACCTCCGGAGAGAAACGCATGCCCCGCGACTGGTTCTTCAAGAAATACTACTATAGCATCCGTCGCCTGAACCTCACCGAGGCTGAGTTCTACGGCAAGGCATACCAGGGTCTGATGTCCTCGTTCCTCGACGAACTATTCACAGGAACCATCCGGAGCAACCGCTTCTAGGTATTTTTATACCAGGCACGATTTTCATAATTTCGCAGAAAAATAACAGATATGGCAAAAAAGACGCTTGCAGAACTGCAGTCGATGTTCAATACGATCCATGATGAGAGACGGACGCATGCGAACACAGCGGAGAGGATAGGTAACGCTTTCCTCGCCATATTGCCATATCTTGGTGAATACCTCAGGAAAGACCAGCCTGAGACGCTGGAGTACCTATTGACCCTCCTGAATGGTGCCGTCATCGGCAACAGTCGCCAGATAACCCTCAATCCCGATGGCAGCATCACCTGCGGCAGCATCTACGTGGAGGGAAGTGCCATCTTCGAGGAACTTGTTATAAACAAACAGTCCGTCAACGAAGGTGACCAAGTGTTCTCTAACAGAGGTATCATTGAGATAGTTGACCAGACCTCTGCTAACCAGTTTCGTCTTACTTTCCGGAAGGAGTATGAAAACGACAGGATCTCATTCAAAGAGAATGACTGTCTGAAATGCAAGATCAATAATCTCGATACCGAAGGCACGGACTTCACAAGCTGGTTCCGTGTTCTTTCGGTTGACTACGAGAATAACACCGCAGATGTCATCCTCTATCCTGACAACGAGGTTCCGGGTGGTCACAACTATGCGCCCATCGAGGGGGCTGTAGTGGCCAGATGGGGAAATCCAGTCGAAACAGACAGGCAGCAGATGTTCTATCTGAGTTCCACAGACGGCATCTTCGCCTTCCTGCAGGGTGTCACAAAGCCTATCATCAATGATGTAGGCAGTAATGTGACCGCCTATATAGGACTTCCCAATGACATTCCAGCAGTCCAGAAGCTCATTCGGGATGGTATGCTGCAGCGCAACAAACCTATCCTGTATGCAAAGACGGCCGTAGTAGAAAACCTGATAACCGTAAAGCACGATGGTTCACCTGACTATATCCAGCGCGAATGGGACTCGTGGGATAATGAAAAACAGTATATCATGGGCTTTGACAGTACCGAAGAGCGGTATGTCCAGGATAACTGTTGGCATGGTGGTTCCCTTTGGCGCTGTATCGTACCTCAGGCACGAATTGGGGTGGAACCGTCGCTGATGAACACAGACTGGGCCTGCATACGTAGCGGCGGCCTGGTGCTCGATATAGAATCAACAGAAGGTGACTGGTATAATGGTGATAAGAATTTCACCACTATCTTAGTGGCAATGTTGGAACATGGCGACCTGATCATATCAGATGAATATATAGAGTCGGTTGTGTGGACCCGTGAGTCGGGTGATGCTGCAGCCGACGAAGCATGGAACATCAACCAGGCTAAAAAGCCACAGTCGATGTCGCTGAGCGTGACATACAACCTTGACCACCCGGAGAGGTCCGACATACCAGTAGAGACAGGCTATGGCAGCAAGTGCGGCTTCCGCTGCACCGTCATGATCGCTGGCAAACCGATAACGAATATACACAACATACAATGAAACTAAGGAAAAAAGAAGGTAATATCATACACCAGCCGCTCGACCCGCTTTTCTCGATGCAGGAGTTGTTCGGATCGCTGCAGCAGAAGTACGATGCTGTCGCAGGCACATACATTGCCGACCGCACTAAGACGCCTATGGTGCTTAAGCCACAGTTCTCTGTATCGGACAAGGAGGGCAAGATATCGGGCGATCATACCGCCGAGCTTGTCAACGTCGTCTGGGCGATATCGGCAAAGGTAGGTAAGAGCGCTCCTGTGAAGGGCACGCACTACACGATAGACGAGAAGACGCATGCCCTGACGCTGAAGTTTAACCTCGACCCTGACACGGCAGGCACCGTAATCTTCGATGCCGACTTCATCGACCCGCGGCGCAAGGACGTGATCAAGGCGCACTGGAAGGGTTCGCTGTCGTGCGTCTCGGCAACGGAGTGGCGCATGACTCTGCAGACGCTGTGGCCGATGCGCACGGACCTGGTACCATGGAAGGACAGGGGGACGTTCCAGATACCGGTGCAGCTGATGAACGGCGCCACCAAGGTAAAGGATGATGCCAGTGTGTACCGCTGGCAGGTGTTCGAGGACAGCGAGTGGCGCGACGTGGACGTCGAAAAGGATTTCTGGTGCAGGGGCGGGGCTGCCACGAAGGCGCTCACCGTTGAGCAGAGGTTCATCCAGCGCATACTGATCAGATGCCTGGCATACCCCAAGGACAATACAGCAGAACTGCAGGCGGCTGCATTCTTGCTGCGCAGGTTCTACGGATACTATGATGACGACCTCGACATACTCGAGGGGCAATATATCTTCCCGGAGACGTCACGCGCAGTGGCTGAAGCCTACGTCGTAAACAGGCAGGGCGGACGCATACCCGCTCCTGAGCAGTATTTCGACATGGAGATACTCTACAGCCGAGGCGACGGCACTTGGTGGCATGTGGCGCACGGCAGCAGGGGCGAGGTTCCTCGCTCCATGTTCCCCGTCGACGCTACGATGAAGCACCAGTTCGGGTGGCTCACGCGCGAGATATCGGCTCTCTTGCCATTCACCATCAATGGAGAGGTGTTGACGCTTGACGGCGAAATCCTCGTGGGGCATCACCCTGTCATAGACAATGATTTCGAAGAATAAGATATGAAGTACTTTATCATTCCACAATCGATTGCGGATGCACTGGGCATCACTGCCTACCGCTATGGCAATGCTGCCGACGGATACCTTGTAAACATCGGCGACCTTGCAGTATACGGCATGGAGAAGGCACTGTCGGAAGGTGCCAGGGAAGTGTCGGAGAGAGAGGCAACAGAGTTCGTTAACAAAAACATGAGATAATATGGGACAACAGATAAGCAGAATCAAGAACCTCTTCAAATATGAGGACGGTGATCAGATCACTCCCCGGATGGGAGTGAGCATCGACGAGGGCTTCGGCCTTACGCAGTATTGGGACGAACAGCAGGGCAAGGTCGTCAACACCGACTTCACCAAGCACCCTGCCACTCTGTACCCGCTGCCGTACTCCTCGAAGAGGGGACAGTATATACTGCCGGAAACGCAGGGGCAGCAGTGGTATTATAACAATCCCGAGACGGAGACTGCAGGAATACTCGACGGGAACGGCAACGTGAAGGCAGCCTACGCCAGCCTTTTCGAGAAGACAACCATCGTCATCAGCGGTGCTACCTATCCAGCCCTGAAGATCAAGGGCAACCTCTGCAGCGCTCAGGATCTTACCGACAAGCACATCTATTACAAGAGTACTTACAGGGGCAAGCCTTTCACGTGTTCAGAGCGCATCCCTGTGCAGACCACTGTAGGCAATGCCAAGGAGGTGCTCATATCGCTGACGACCGAAGACGGCAGCGGCAGCAATGTACTGTCGAACACCAACAGATGGGTTGAGATGACAGCCGTCCTGCAGCGTGCAGGCGCAAGCATCTCGGGTGCCACATTCCAGTGGCAGAAATGGACTGCCGGAGCGTGGACTAACGTCACAAGCCAGCTGGGCGTGATAGAGGTCCTTTCGTCAAACAAGATAAAGGTGTACGGGGCAGGTGTCGACGGAGAGGAAATCTTCCGTATAGTCGCCACACATGATGGTGAGTCATTGTATAAGACTCAGCAGCTGACAGACATCGCTGATCCTTACTACATATATGACGGATGCAGCCAGGCCGGCGATGCCGTCGAGGAGGGTGTGGATGTCACATTCCACCCCGTAGTGTATGACCGTACGAAGAACGTTCCGGACACTACGAACACCTGGTCTTTCTCATATCAGATGCTCAACATGGTGACAGGCGCTCAGGTAGGATCTGTCGCCACTGGCTCGTCATTCACAGTTTTACACACCGTGCTCGACGAGGAGAAGGGCGTCTCGGTGGTAATATCAGCAAACAACGAATAAATGAAACTTCGTAAAGTAAAGGATCTGCTGCTGGCTCCGAAGGATGCCGAGGGGCTGTATCTTGTGGTCACGCCCTCCCAGTTGGTGCTCGACAAGGATACCAACTGGAAGGACGGCCGCAGTGCGGTAAGCATCGAGGTGTGGCGACGAAAGGGCAATGCCAATCCTACACAGGAGGGCATGGGTGACTATTCGGTCAGCGTGTTCAAGAACGGATCGTCAACAGTGTCCGTGCTGAAGCGCAACACTCCGAGCTTTTCCGTATCTGCAGCCAAGACGGACAAGTCGCTGGAGATAGTCCTGATTAAGGGCGATACCAAGGTTGACACCAAGACCGTGACTGTTAGCAAAGACGGCAAAGACGGCACAGACGGCACTCCAGGTGGCAACACGGCGACCGTTTACCTTTTCAGGCGCAGCGCGTCGGCCATCAGTGCCATCGACTGGTCGGCGACGCTGACCTATACGTTTGCCACCCAACGGCTCGACTCGGTGCCTACAGGCTGGACACTCAACAAGATTCCTTCTGGAACTGACCCCATCTACGTGACAGCAGCCACCGCCTACAGCACCGGGGCTACAGACACGATAGCCGCCAGCGAGTGGGCCACGCCCGTCCTGTTCGTCGAAAACGGCGAGCAGGGCGAGCATGGTCTGAACTCGGCACCCGTTTTCCTTTTCAAGCGCAGCGCGTCGAAGCCCAGCAAGCCGACGACCACGCTGACATACACCTTCGCGACAGGCAAGCTCAGCGGCTCCCTGGCTGGATGGTCACAGAACATCCCCGCCACAGACGGCAACCCGTGCTGGGTGATTCAGGCGACCGCAGTAGGAACCGGGGCCACCGACACCATCGCTGCCAGTGAGTGGAGCGACCAGCAGGAATATGTCAAGGACGGTGACACAGGCGGGACAGGGCCGACAGGACCGACAGGACCTGAAGGTAACGGCGTCACAGGCCACAAGACTTTCTATCTGGCTACGACGATGGCAACCGGCGTCACACGCAGCACCGAAGCCTCCAGCTGGACGGAGAACTACCAGACGGCCACTGCCGACAAACCCTTCGTGTGGCGCTATGAGGTGACCTATTACAGGGATACGTCACCCTCGTATACAGACTGCGAGCTGATATTCTCTTACTCCGCCGGGGCCAACCCGAACCTGCTCGAGCAGACCAACTTCTCTTCGCTGCAGGCTCTAGACAAATGGACCACAAGGAACTCGTTGAGTCCCTTGTCCGGCGTTTCTCTTTCACAAGAGAACTATGCAAGCATTACAACGGGCATTCAGGCGCACAACGCCTATTATGACCGTACAACTAAGACTACTGCTCAGATTCAGTATAAAGAAGTACTGCAGCAGTGCCTGTGGAATACAACCGGAACGATCAAGAAACTGGAGCCTAGCACATGGTACACGTTGTCGTTCTGGGCGAAGGGTGTCAACGTTGCGACATTCATCTATCCCAGCGTGTTCGACAATACGGTTATCAGCTATAAAGACGGTGTTATGCAGAACGCCAATACAATGGGTGCAGATGCATACATCCTCTGGAGTCTGAGCAATACCTGGAAGCGACACACATTCACTTTCAAGACTAAGAGCACCATTGGCAGTGCAGACCAAAAACTGTTGTTCCGACTTTACCCTAAAGCAAGCTCAAGCACATTGAATGACGTGTACTTATGTATGCCGAAACTGGAAGTGGGTATGCAGGCCACAAGCTACATTTCCAATGAGGAAAGCACGCATTTCGGACAAGTGAGAAATAGGAGGTGGGCTATAAACACTCAGTACCAGGCAGGCAAGGTGGATGAGCAATTCGATGATACCGTCCTCTTCGGAGAATCGGGGTTCTTCCATTGTATCAAGTCACATATATCTACTCTAGACAATGCTCCGAATGGGACAAACGGTAGCATTTACTGGGAAGCGACATCAAAGGTTGCTGTCCTGGCAACAGACATTTTCTTTGCAGAAAAAGCCCTTATCAATAACCTCGTAGCCACCCTGATTCAGACCGGCTATAGCGGCAGTCCGCACATCGAGGCTGAAGGCTCTGAGTTCAAGATCTTCGGCAAGGGTCAATACCCTGCCATCTACCTGGCCGTCAATAGTGACAATAAGGCCGTGCTCAGATTCCAGAACGAGAACACGGGCGAGTTCCTGTATGACCTCGGCCCGGACGGCATCATGAAGGAGTTCAGCGAGGTGTCCGACTCCTATACGGAAATCGAACTGCACAAGCTGACCAATGTAAAGAGAGTGTCGGAGGTGCTTGACATCGGTGATAGTGATTGCACCACCTACTACAGGTTCAATGAAGGCTACAAGAAAATCGGCAGCGGAACGAGCGCGACGAAACAGTACCACGTATCAGGAACGTCCACCCCTTCAGCTAAGAACTCAGCCTATTTTACTTCTAAGAACTACAACGGTACACAAATCGCCGATGGGTGGTATTGCCGGAAGAACAACGGCAACTATATGCAGCTGCGTACATATGGCACCTATGTAAATGAAGATGGACTCACAGAAGACAAGAGAATATACCAGGTGAACATCATGAATTTCATAAGCGGGAAATTGGCCCAGACGGCACAAGTATTATTCCAATACACAGACTACCAGCATGCCAGCAAGAGTGTAGGATGCGACGAGAATGGCAACGAGCTGAGCACATTGACATACACCTATCTATATTCATATTGGCAGCAGAACAACATAACATTGTAATATTATGACAAACGAAATTAATTTAAAGGAAATGAAGACGGTGGAGCCCTTACAGAGCATCACCGACAACACGCAGATCCTCGGCTACGATGGGACTGCAAACAAGTACGGACTAATCTCCGTAGGTAAGATTAACCAGACGCAATGGTGCGGAAGCCGCTGGCGTAAAGATTCACTGACGACAGTCGGTGAGCCGTGCGGTTCGCTCCCGAAGATCGAGCGCATGGCAGAACTGTTCGGACTAGGCGGCTACCTGGTACGCAACGACCACTCCAGACGTAAGCTGTCACCGTCGACACACAACGAGTTCGCGGACGGCGGTACCGCCCTGCTCGACGGCAGCATGGGTCATTACCAGTGGGGTAGTGGTGTGACCATCTACTATGCTTTCTGGGAGGATGAGACCTACCTGTACGAGGCAGTGGACACAAAGCCCATCCCCGGACAGCTGAACTACAAGATCCCCGTATTCTCTCGCTCGTGTGCCGGATATGCCACTATCGACCGCACGAACAAAATCCTGGTGAGCTACATCAACAGTGCTGCACAGTATCGAGGGGGCAACAATGATGCATCGCTCGACTCGCTTTTCAATTCGCAGCTTGGAAAGCCTGCTACTAACATCGGAGTGCCAACGGCAGCGACCTACGCACGAAAGAACGGTGCCCTGTGGTTCGCCAACGAGCGCGTGGTGTTTGCTATCACGGCAATCCTGAAGCGTATATACTTCCACAACAGAAGCATTCAGGCAGCATACAATGCGACACTGACGGCTGACGGCCTGCACCAGGGCGGTACCGGCGACGGTTGCTCAATGCCTGTCGACTGGAACAACGACTGGCACTACTACCCATTTATACCATTGTCTGCAGGTGTCGAGCGTGGGGACTTCGTGGGCGTATTCTCGCACAGCATCACAGACAAGGCGGGCGCAAGGACCATCAGCGGCATTCCGTCATTCCTCGGTCTTAAGAATGACTACAAGTACCTGGGATGTATCGAGGAGGATACCCTTCTGGTCTGCAACAGCGACAAGTCGCAGGGTGTCTACATCGAGAACAACATCGACGGACACACATTCGACGTCAGTACCGTCAACGGAAAGATGTTCGTCGGCACGACACCGCCAAAGGACGAGGGAGGATGGACAGGCATCAAAAAGCTCAATCTTTCGAACCTCTGCAATTTTCCGCTTGAAGTTGGAACAACAGCCACGACGGGCTATGGCGACAGCTATTACAATCCTGCCGCAACAAGCGGTCTTCGCGGTGCTTATCGTCTCGGCTATGCGGACAATGGCGTCGGTGCCGGCTCGGTGTACCTCAGTGGCAACCGTGCGCCCTCGTATGCCGCTGCGCACTACGGCGTGGCCCTCTGTGAAATCAAGGAAGCGTGCAGCACGGAGCCTTCGCTGGTCGCGTAGGAATTGCAGTGCTCGGAGAGCACAAAGGACACAGGCGCGGTAGCGCCCCTCCGCTCCGTCAAGGAGCGGAGCGATTTTTTTAAAAATTAAAAAATATAAAATTCGCTCTTTGACTTGTTGGATTACAGTAGAAAAAGTGTATCTTTGCATCGCTTTTCAAGCAGGTAGAACCCTCACGCGCGGTCTTCGCGGTGCTTATCGTCTCGGCAATGCGAACAATGGCGACAATGCCGGCTCGGTGTACCTCAATGGCAACAATGCGCCCTCGAATGCCAATGCGAACTACGGCGTGGCCCTCAATAGATCTTTTCACCAAGAGGGTGAGCCTTCCCTAATGGGAGAACATAGATAAGATGACGGCGAGGCTCGTAGGATCATGCCGAGCGCCATACCCGTCCGGACGATCTAACAGACGTCCACCAGACCCCACATTCAATAATCACTCAAGACCCCGGCTATGCGTAGAATCAAGGACAGTCGGGAGAATGAGACGGAGCAGAACGCAAGGGATGCTTTCGACAACTATGCGGACGGCAAGCATAAGCGGGCCGATATCCGCAGGTACGAAGCAGATCTTGATGAGAATGTCCGTCTGGTACTCGCCGACATCATCAATGAGACCTTTGAGCCGCAAGGCTATAAGGAGGCTCATATCTTCGACAAAAAGCACAGGAAGCTGGCTAAGGCTCCCGTCCGCGACCACCATACGGAGGCCGCAGCCATGCTGCCGTACGAACAGCAGGTGTATGACTACATCTCCTGGAGAGCACCGGCAGTAAGGCCAGGGCTGGGAACCCACGCCTTTTTCCGCTTCATCAGGAACGAGTTGTACCGATATCCGCAACTGGAAGTCGGATACAACCTCCCACTTGACATCCATCACTATTTCCCGATGATGGATCATTCCATCCTCAAACAGAAGATTGCAAACAAGTTCAAGAAAGGCAAACTGCGTAACTTTATATATAAGGTTATAGACAGTTACCTGCAGGGGGCTCCTCTCGGCATAAAGATTGCCCAACTCTTCGGCATGCTCGACCTTGCAGACTTCGACCGTAAGGCGGAGCGTTTCTTCGGTATCGCCGACGATCCGGAGCGCATGGCTTACTGGACCAGCCACTACATCAGCGAGAAGATCCTGACTGCGAAGACGCCCGAGGAAGAGGAATTGTTAGGGAGAGGGAGCCAGTTCCTGGCAGAGCGGTTCCAGAGGTTCGCCCATGAAGGACTGCAGCACTACTTCCGCTTCGTGGATAACATTCTGGTTTTGCACGAAGACAAAACCTTCCTCCGAATCGTCAGGGACTTGATGATTATGCATCTGACACGGGACTACCTCTTCGTCCTGAATACCGACTACAACGTAAGGCCTACATGGATGGGCATCCGCATCTGCGGATATACATTCTACCATGACCACGTTGGAGCGGCGAAGCGCAACAAGCAGAATCTCGCAAGGCGAATCAAGCGGTTGCAGAAGAAAGGTATAGAGGAGGAACAGATCCGTATCAAGGTGGCCAGCCAACTCGGATTCATCAAACATGCAGATTGCATAAACTTACTAAAATCTTTAGGTATGGAAAAGTCATTAGGAAAAATCATCAACAAGAGGAGAATCAAGCCTCCATTCCCGGGAATGGCTCCCGAACAGAAAATTCACTTTGCGTCAATTGTGAATAAGTGTGAATCGGGGGAGGCTGTCCGAAAACATAATGTGAGCTAAATTGAGTATATGAGCATCTTTTTTTGCAACCTTCTGATTATCAATAAGTTTAATTGTTTTTAACCTAATAAACTCTTTAAT